CTAGCTGAAGAATACAACCTTAGCGATGAACAGCTTATGTTTAGACGCCGTAAGATTGCACAGAACGGCATTGATCTATTTCGCCAGGAGTACCCTGCCTACCCTGAAGAGGCTTTCCTAACGACCGGTCGTCCGGTGTTTAATCCAGAGCAACTTCAGAAATGCCTTACCGAAGCAAAAGATGTGAAAGAACGCATGGCCCTCGAGGGTGATGAGTTCATCAACAATGCTCGAGGTGAGCTTACAACCTACCTCAAACATGATCCAGGAGGCCAGTATGTTATCGGTGCTGATGTGGCAATGGGTGTGCGTAACGGAGACTACTCAGTCGCCCAGGTCCTCGATAGCAAGAAAAGGCAAGTCGCTACATGGCGAGGACACGTCCACCCGGACTACTTCGCTGAGGTCTTATTTGCCTTGGGTGAATACTACAACACCGCCCACATCATCGTAGAAAATAACAGCCATGGCATCCTAACATGTACCAGGCTGGGTAAAGATATGGCCTACCCATCGTTCTATCAGGAAATCCAGGTAGACAAGATTACAGACCGTGAGACCGTCAAGTTAGGATTCACAACAACAAGTAAAACCAAGCCCCTGGTCATTGACCAACTTCGTGCCGCGATGCGTGAGGGCGAGTTAACTCTAAATGACAAAACGACTATCCGTGAAATGATGACTTACATCGTTACGGAGAGCGGAGCTATGGAAGCTGAGCCTTCATGCTTCGATGACTGTGTCATGTCCTTAGCCCTGGCAAACCACGTTCACGAAGGTGCCTGGGAACCTGTCGAGACCCCCGAAGAACTATATGTAGAAATGGTATAATCAATGGCAAAGATCGAAGATTATGAAAAGCTCGAAGAGAGCGATATCGTAACGATAGTTGACACTAACATCCGTCAATCTATTGGCTACTACGATAGCGATCTCAGCCGTGAGCGTAAGCGTGTAATGGACTATTACAACGGTACGCTTCCAAAACCAGCCCATGATGGTAATAGCAAGTACGTAAGCCAGGACTGTTTCAACCAGGTTGAATCAATGAAGGCTGCGCTACTTGAAACCTTCAGTGCAGGTAACCGCATCTGTAAGTTTGCACCACAAGGCCCTGAAGATACAACAATGGCGGCTGTATGCTCCGCGTACACTGATTATGTAGTCTTCCGGCAAAATGATTTCTTTGGTGTTCTTCGGTCAGTGATTCACGATGGGTTGGTTGCACGTGTAGGTACAGCCAAAGTGTTCTGGCAAGAATCCACACAAACCGACATGGAGACATTTGAGAACATCACACAAGATGAACTCGATATGCTCCTGGCCCAGGATGAGAACATCGAGCTAGAAGACAGTGAGACAGATGATTTCGGGATGCTCAGCGGAACAATCGCTGTAACCCGGGACACCAGTCAAGTTGTTATTGAAGCTATTCCACCTGAGGAGCTATTAGTCGAAAGCCAGGCAGTTAGCCTGGACATCGATAGTATTAACTTTGTTGCCCACCGCACACGTAAGACGCTCACTGAGCTTCGGGAAATGGGCTATGATGAAGAAAAGCTCCAGGAGATAGGTGACGGTCATGAGGATGTGGAACTCGAGACTGACCCAGAGATCCTTGCACGTCACGATGATATTGGCGCAGACCGTGGTCACTCTAACCATGGCTACCAGGATCAAATCCGTAACATCATGGTCTATGAGGCCTATATTAAACTAGATGTCGAAGGCACCGGTATTGCTAAAATGCACCGGGTTGTTAAAGCAGGTAACGCACTCCTGGACATCGAGCCGGTCAATCGCTTGCCGTTTGTGACCTTTGCGCCGCTGCCGGTCCCACATAGCTTCTATGGATCTAACTTTGCTGAGAAGCTTATAGCCACCCAGAACGCCAGGACAGTCCTGACCAGGTCGATCCTCGATCACTCTATGATTACCAATAACCCGCGTTACATGGTTGTTAAAGGTGGCTTGAGTAACCCCCGCGAACTGATTTCGTCACGCTTAGGTGGCCTTGTAAACGTAACAAGACCTGATGCTGTCACACCAATGCAGCAAGCGTCACTCAATCCGTTTGTCTTCCAAACCATCGACATGCTTGATCGAAACGCAGAAGACAACACAGGTACTAGCCGTCTTTCACAAGGCCTCTCAAAAGATGCAGTGAGCAAGCAAAACTCAGCTGCAATGGTCGAACAACTCGCCACTATGTCTCAGCAGCGGCAAAAGATTATCGCACGTAATCTGGCCTCTCAGTTCGTTAAGCCTCTTTTCCACATGGTTTATCAGATCTGTCTTGAAAATGAATCTCAAGAGAAGATCGTAGAATTGTCTGGGCAGTATGTAAGTGTCGATCCTTCACGTTGGGAAGATAAGCGTGATGTCATGGTCGAGCTTAGGCTTGGTTATGGTGAACAAGAGAAAGAAGCTCAGAAGCTTCTGGCCTTGCACCAAATGTTTAGCCAGGACCCGACTATCCAACCTTTATATTCGCCACAGAACCGATACCAAATGCTCAAGCAGATCCTCGAGCAGCAGGGTATCTTGAATGTTGAGGACTACCTAACACCACCTGATCAACTACCACCACCTGAACCAGATCAAGCCCAGCAGATGCAAATGCAGATGGCCCAGAAGCAACTCGAGCTTCAAGAGCGTCAACAAGCCCTGGCAGAACAGAAGGCTCAGATGGATGCACAAATGGATCAGATGAAGATGCAGATGGAGCAAATGAAAGCCCAGGCATCACACGCCCTTCAAGCAGATAACATGGATCTTAAGGAAGCTCAGCTTGCTCATAAGAGACGTATCGATGAAGGCGAACTGGCAATCCTCAAGAGAACTGAGGACGTCAGGGGCATTGTTAGCCCGACAGGATAAAACGCTAATTAAGGAGAGCAAACTATCATGTTCGATGAAAAAGAAGAACAGCTTATCAATATGGGCAATTCGGCTGAAGCACTTCTCAACACTGAAGTCTTTACCCAAACAGTTAATACCATGGTGGATGGTTCGTTCCAGGCCTTCTGTAATTCAAAACCTGAAGAAACAGCGGTCCGGGAACGCACCTACAACCACTATCGAGCGTTGGTCGATATCGTCAGTACGCTACAGCAACGTGTAGCCATTAAAGACGAAATCGTAGCGAAAGCTGCCAGCGACAGTGACAACAACCAAGAGGATGCTTAGCACCATGTCAGACGTGCAACAAAACACCCCCTTAGATATCGAAGATGCCATTCTGGCAAAGTGGGAGGACGCTGAGACCCAGCTATCCGAAGACACGACAGAGGCAACACCTCAGGATGATCAAGAAGAGACTACAGACATCCAAGAGGTTGATGAGGATACAGACGAAGACCTAGAAGACGAAAGTCAAGAAACCGACCTTGATGAAGATGAGGAAACCGAAACCGATGATGATGAAACAGATGCTGAAGATGAAGAAGAGGATGACGCAGATCGTCCAACGCTTGATGATGAAGCTGAAGTTGAAGTTCTGGTGGATGGAGACGCTCGTAAAGTATCGGTTTCAGAGCTTAAGCGTCTATATGGACAGGAAGCTGCCCTCACGCGCAAGTCTCAAGAAACAGCTAAGCAACGTAAAGAAGCTGACGCTGCAATGGAGAAAAGTCACGTTGTGTTCCAAAAGATGCTTGAAAAAGCTCAGGAACGCTACAAGCCGTATAGTGAAGTCGATATGCTTGTTGCTAGTAGAAGTATGGCAACAGAAGACTTTACACAACTTCGTAAAGAGGCTCAGGCGGCGTATGACGACCTAAAGTTTCTTAATGAAGAGGCAGACGCCTTCTACGGATCAATCAAAGCGCAACAGCAAGCCCTACAACAGGATGCTGCAAAACAATGTGTTAAGTCACTCCAGGAAAACATTCCCGAGTGGTCTAACCAGCTTTATAACGACATCCGTGGTTACGCTATCAGTCAAGGTTTACCTGAAGACCAGGTTAACAATTATGTGGATCCGACAGTCATCACTCTGATTAACAAAGCCAGACTGTATGACCAAGGTAAGCAGGTAGCAACAACCAAGAAAAAGGCCGCGACCACTAAGAAGGTCCTTCGGAGCAAACGCTCCCCAGACCCTCAGGCATCCAAGAAAGCCCAAGCTGAAAAAGCCCGGCAGAGGATGGTTAAAAGTGGTGGTCGAGACTTAGATGATATTGCAGACGCCATTCTTCAGCGTTGGGAAGCATAACCTATACCCACAACGCCAATATGAAGAGGATTAACTCACAATGGCTATTTATCAGACCTATCAACAAATCGGTATCGCTGAGAACATTTCCGATCTAATTTCGGACGTGACGCCCTCAGACACCCCATTTTACAGCATGATCAAATCTGAGAAGGTACACAATCGTGTGTATCAGTATCAGACAGATTCACTTGCAGCCGCCGCAGCCAATGCACAAGTCGAGGGATTCACTGCTACATCAGGCACAGCAATCCCAACAACCATGATCAGTGGTAACACTCAGATCCTGGCAAAGACCTTTGCTGTAAGTGCCACGGCAGATGCTATAAAAGCTTACGGAAGAGCAAAAGAAACTGCGTTAACAATGACTTACAGTGCGAAGTTAAAGCAAGTAGCGTAGTATAAACTCCGTGAACTCAGGGGAAGCCCCACCACTTTTACAGTGAGGGTAATCCTGAGCGAAGCCTCAAGAGAGGAACGTGCAACGACTATCCAGAAATGGAGTACACCCAAGTGGGTGGAAGCGCGGAGGCCTATAACACATAGGCATGATATAGTCTGATCTCATGGGATAACCATGAGCGGCCCTTAGGGCGGTTAGGGCATAACGACCCCTAATGAACACAAATGACCAGCTTTCAAAAGCACTAAAAGAAATCAAGAAAGACGTAGAGTTCGCCTTTGTTGGT